ATGCCAAAGCAGCCGAAACCGCCCACACTGCGACTCCATCCCACTGGCGTCTACTTTGTCGAATGGGGGAAAAAGGTGCGATACCTTTCCGCCCACAAACCGACCGCCGATGCGCTCTATCCCAAAGAACTGGCAGCATGGGCGGCATGGGTCGCATCGGCTGCACAAGCCCCCACAATCGCCCCCAAGGTTGAAGCTCCGATCCGCAACCCCCAAGGGGGCATGACAGTCGCCCAAGGTCTGCAACGCTTCCTAACGGCCAAGGGTGCGGAGTTGGACAAGGAAGGATTGCGCCACTACAAGAAAAATCTTGGACGACTCACCCGATTCATGGGGAAGCAATCCCTTGCCTCTCTCACCCCCTCAAAGCTCCAAGACCTAAAGGAAGAACTGTCAAAGACCTACTCCCCCAAAACCACAAACCACACCATTTTGTCCGTCCGCTCCATGATGAAACTTTTGGCGGGACTTGGACTCTGCGAACGAATCGACTATTCGGCCGTCAATGTCATCGCTCTAGAACCGCCCCCACCTAAAGGAATGAGCTTGGGGGAAGTACAAGATTTTATCGCTAAGGGGATGGACGCCAGAGATCAAATTGGGCTTGCTTGCCTTCTGCAATTTCTTACGGGCATGCGCGCCAGCGAGCTACCGAGGATCATCAATGGCGATGGGGTTTGGGAAGCCGAAAACGTCTTTCGATTCAACCGCCACAAAACGGGAAAGAAAGCCAAGCGGCATCGCTACATAGTCCTATCGCCGATGGCAATGGCGACTCTAAAGAGACTCAAGCCTAAACAATGGGCTAATGGTCATTATTACGGTATTGCAGTCGCTAGGATCATGGGCGAGGGGCCGGGCCGCTTGCGTCATACTGCGGCATCCATCCTTGTGCGAAATGGAGTATCAAGAGCAGAGGTAGACGAATGGCTCGGACATTCGGTTGGCCGTGTTTCCTTGACGTATATCCCACCCGTAGAAATGTTCGAGCAATGGGGAGCGATATCGGCCAAGCTCCAATTCATTTTTGCGCCCAAGAAAAAGAAGATGGCCGCTTAGTCAGCGAACCCCAATTCTTTCCTTTTAGCCGTAGCCCATGCTGCGGCTTTTTCTTTATCATCAAAGCAGCGTTTATATTTCTTCCCATCTTTCTTTACATGACCCGCCCACTTATTAGACTTTTTATCCCAGCAAACCCCTCTAATGCCACTTGAGTTGTTTGACTTCAATCGGGTAAGGTTCTGAGAGTTACCAGCGTCATCAATAAGGCGCAGATTCTCTTTACGATTGTCAAGCCGATTACCATTACGATGGTCCACGATAACGCCAGTGGGAGCGGACATTATGAAGCGATGTAAATAGATTGGTTCGCTATGTGGGGGAAGATAGCAATACCCATCCCGATTAATTAGCCAACCATCAGGACGAGCTAAACAATCGTCATCTACAAGAACTTCTATAGGTGCGCCGAAATAATGAGCGACAATTATCATTTAGGAATGGATCGACCATGCTCCGGACTCGAATCTCGAAAAACACGCTCTCTCATTTTTGATAATGCTTGGGGACACCATCAAACAATAAAAAGTGTGAAATCCGACAAAGGAGAAAAATCTAGCCGATAGTATTAGAGTAATGTCACGGCCCAAGAGCAATCGCTAGATAATAAAACAGAATATAAAGACGCTCGCCCGGCTCTTGAGGATCGTGACAAATTTTCAGAAGGCGGGCGTTTTTATTTCCGTTACCTAGCCAAGCTACAAAGACAGCTAGTAAAGTTCGGAAATGCGTCCAACTACTAGGGTATCCAATCCCTTTCATGTCTTGGATGCGATGCGTTAGCCATACTGCTAACTACGCAATAGACCCCAATCCTATAGCAACTCGCAAGGCTACAGGGCAATGGCAGCGACCCTATCAGTATCATCAGATACGTCTCTTGTTAATGTTTGATAGGTGGAGGGGGCTAACTGCGCGCAGAGTTAATGGGTCGATGCTTTGAGCGCAGCGAACGATAAGAAACTATTAAATGAATGAAAAGTCTAGGCATACTGGACGACTCGCTGAGGCTTTGCGATGCGAGTTGTACGGTATCTTAGGCTTTACTGAGGCTCTGCGATAGTAAAGTCTAAGCACGTTAGCGCAGCACTAATATACTTTCTTCCCTCTGCTTTCCAGAAAAAACTATGTCTTGAATTAATGCGCAACAAATAAAGGATTCGTATTCTAGCCGATAGTATGTGTATAAGAGGAGATATTATTATGACCTACAACAAAGTATACAACGAAACTTTCTATAAGAAGCTCAGGGCCGATCCAGTTCGCTGGCGCAAATTCCTAGATAGACAAAATGCAAACCGTAAGAAGCGGCTAGCCATAGAAACTCCGGAACAGAAGCAGAAGAGAATGGTGAAGAATAAGATAAAATCTAACAAGTATTACCATGAAACCATCAAGAATAATCCGGAACAATATGCCAAGATGCGGGAGCGCAATGCTGTTTGGGCTAAGGATAATAAAGACAAACTGAAGATATATAGGCAACAGCGCACTCTTAAGAATAAGATGGCAAAGCACGACCAGGACGGCTGCAAGTTTTCTATTCATGGTATTTGTGCGGTCTGCGGCGCAAGAGAGGCTTGCCATGACGGACAATAAGTTTAGCGCAGAGATAATAAAGATAGGGGATGCTATTGCTGCTATGTCTCAGAAAGAACGGGACGAGCTAATCGAATACATGACAACACTAAAGATAATCATGTTTATTTGTTGGGCGCAAAATTATAGGGAGTAAAGAGAAATGGAACAGCTAGAGAACTACATATGTAAAGAGCTAGGCTGGTGTCATTGTGGTAGTTTGCGCGAATCAATTACTTTGCTGCAACTGGTGCTAGAAGAGTTTGACAGATGCAGGGACGATAAGAATTGGGATGCTTGCCAAAGCATGATAGATAGGTTGCTATGCAAAGAACAGAATGAAGCCTTATACTACAGCTATTTGTATATGCTGCACGCTAATGGTCTTATAGAGCATGGCGGCTCTATTGCTGGCGCGTGGATATCCGAGAGAGGCAGCGAGGTATTAGAACAGATAAACCAATATAGTGGGAGATCACACTAATGGATAAGCCATATGAAGAATTAGTATGGACATATTTTATGTCCAATGATATGGACTTTTGTAGTGGCGATGGAATATGCGCACGCTGCTTATCAACTAATACCGATGTTTCTGTTAGCCTTGCTTGCCAAGTGATAACACTATGCCATGACTGCAAGTTATTAGATATTCGGAACAGGTAAGGATAACAGGAGTTAGGGTTAGGGGGTGGAGTCAATGGGTCCTTCCCTAGCGCAGATTTGTATATTACCCCACTGGGAACAGCCGCTAATTGCATTTGAGTTTAATCTTTGACAGGAACTTCCATGAATTACGAAACAGAAATACATAACGGAAATAATGGGATGCTAACCATCTATCTCTATGAAGTCGCAGCCAAGCGAGGATGGAAAGAGTTCAAACTTGTAGGAGCTTTCGAGTACGATCTAAATATCAAGACGTTTAGAGTATTGGATTTTGATAAGCCACAATGACAAAGAAGAATGACAAGAAAGATTATCAGAAACACGTTGCTACTGTAAGTGGGACTCAGGCTCGCAGAAGTTTAGCAGGTAGAGATATCATAGATGGATGGGATGATCTGAAACCATCCCAAGCAGAACTAGATATTCGCAACTTGTGCAAGTACGATCTACGTTTATTCTTGTCCACCTACTTCCCCGATACTTTCTGGCGTCCGTTCTGCGACGATCAACTAGAATATATTCATCTTGCGCAAAAAGTAATACTCTCGGGAGATTGCCACTCCATAGCCTTACCTAGAGGCGAGGGCAAATCATCCATCCTATTCCGAGCGGTCATATGGAGCTTACTCTACAATCATCGCTCATATCCTTTCCTGGTGGCGGCTACAGCCGATCTAGCGAAGGATAATCATAAAACCATAAGGCAAGAGCTATCCACCAATCAACTTTTGTTAAAGCCTTTCAGAGCTATCTGTTATCCCCTATCGTGTCTGTTTGGTAGCGCGAAAAAAGCGGGCGGCCAACTCTTCAAGGGGGAGAATACGTTCATTGAATGGAGCGCAGACCGTTTAGTATTTCCCACCATGCCCGATGATGCGTTCGATGGACTCGAAAATACGAGCGGTCATATCGTGGAATCATCTGGCATTACTGGCGCAATGCGTGGTAAGCAGCAACTTCTACCGAGCGGTAAAACCATCCGTCCTGATTTTGCAGCCTTAGACGACGTATGCGACAGAGAGGCAGCCCAAAGCCCTACACAAGTCGCCAATCTCTTGAAGATCATTAGGGGCGATATCTTGGGGCTTGCTGGGGTGGGACAGCCCATAGCAGCGATAGCAGCCGTTACGGTGATAGCTGAAAATGATGTAGCGGATCAGCTTACGGATCGAAAGAGAAATCCAGAATGGCAAGGGCTAAGGAAGAGTTTCATCAAGGCTTGGCCTAAGAACTTGAACCTTTGGGAAGAGTACATAAATCGCAGACGAGAATATCAGCGCGAAGGGAAAGACGTACAACTCGCCACTGATTTCTATATTGCTAATCAGACTGCAATGGATGAAGGTGCGATAGTCGCCGATCCACACGCCAAAGAAGACAGAGATATCAGCGCGCTCCAATGGGCGATGAATAAGCGGGCCCTGGTGGGGGATCAAGAGTTCGCATCGGAGTATCAGAACGAACCACTTAAGCCCGATGCAAGCGGTCTAGTCCTACAGACAGCCGCCGAGATCGCAAGTAAAATTAACCATCTACCTCAGTCTCAGCTTCCCGATGAAGCGCACCATATTTCTGCATTTGTGGATATTGCCGATTCGGTTCTCCATTGGACAATAGTTGCGTGGTCTAATACTTTCGATGGATGGATTATAGATTATGGGTTGTATCCCGAGCAGGAAGTAGTTTTATCCAAGCGCGCAAAAAAGACAATCCCCAAGGTTGGCGGTATTGAAGCATCTATTCGAGCAGCAATAGACACGATAGTAACGAGCCTCAAGAATCGAACATTCGTATCCGAATCGGGGAACGAGCTACAGATCGGCAAGATACTAATAGACTCAGGATATCATACCGACGTTGTTAAAAACTACTGCCGAGGTAAGGGACCGATCATCATGCCAAGCAAGGGTAGACCGTTCCGAGCCAAGGATAGACCGATTGAAGAACTGACTCTAAAGCCCACAGAGCAGAGGGGCCATAGGTGGCTAATTCCCCCACCTGTTGCGGGCTCAAATGTCAAGGTAGTTAATCCCGATGTAAACTATTGGAAGTCATTCGTACATGCTAGACTGCAAACTCCAATAGGGGACAAAGGCTGTTTATCAATCTATGGCAATGATCCTAGTTCCCATCTTGTACTAGCGCAGAACTTGATAGGCGAGTTTCCTATTCGAGTTACAGCGCAAGGTAGAACGGTGGACGAATGGGACCCTTATCCCGATCATCGTGATAACCACTTCCTAGATTGTCTGGTAGGGTGCGCAGTGGGGGCGTCCATGCTTGGCTGCAAGCTACCTAGCGCAGATGAAGCGATAGCGAAGGAAAGAAAGACGTACAAGTATTCGGAACTGCTAAAGTCAAAGCAGCCGCAACAAAAAAGAGGAAGTGTCTACTAGACCTTTGTAATTAGTTCCATGGAAGACAATACACTAAAAGACAAGATATTAGAAAATGCCCAAGCTCCAGCATTTGTACAAAATGATTCGATGGCAGCAAGGCAACATGACCTTAAGGACCAGATAGAAGCCGATAGATATTTACGATCATTGTCGGCGGCTACTAAGCCCACAAGGGGCATTAGAGTATCTATTGCAAGATCGGCGAGAGAGTGTTAAAACGTGTTTGGTTGGTTATTCAATAAGACTAAGACTAAGAAAGAGTCAATAGGTGCAGATGCAAATGACAGACGCATAAGGGCGAGGTATGCTGGGGCATCCGCTTCCTATGGCGATCTATTCAGTTTGGCAGATGGGTCTTCGGCAGACTTGGCCGCTAATCCCCAAGTTCGTGGAACGCTTCGCAAGCGCGCCCGAATGACAGCCGAGAATGATTCCCTTTGCGCTGGCGTAATGCTGCGGCTCGGGAATGACATGATCGGTAAGGGGCCAAAGCTCCAAGCCCAAACCGATTCAGAAGAAACTAATGCGATCATCGAAAACCATTGGCGTAGTTGGTTCGCTGCAATTTCTGGCGCGGAAAAACTAAGAGCCATGCGGATGGCGAGGGTTACAGATGGCGAGGTCTTCGCCATAATGACCACAAACGATAATCTAGATCATCAAGTGAAACTAGATATCAAGCTTATAGAAGCAGATCAATGCGCTACACCAACTTCAAAAACAAGCCTCAATAATAAAGTGGATGGAATCGAATACGATCAGTTTGGTAATCCCACTTTGTACTACATATTAAAGTCGCATCCTGGTGATGGGATGTTTATTCCCGATGCGGATACAATAGATGCGAAACACGTTTTGCATTATTACATGGTCAAGAGAGTGGGGCAAAGTAGAGGTATTCCAGATATCGCTCCGGCCCTTCTGTTATTTGCCATGCTCCGAAGGTTCACTATTGCAGAAGTTAAGGCAGCCGAGCTAGCCGCTTGCTATGCGGCCACAGTGGAATCAGATGCGCCCGCAGATGGTTCCGATGAAGTCGAGGTCGGGGACTCATTCGATTTACAACCTGGCATGGTGCAGTTTCTTCCGAAAGGATGGAAACTAAATGGCTTTGATTCAGAGCATCCTAAAGCCAACTACAAAGACTTCAAAAGAGAAATAGTCTCTGAGATCGTATCTTGTTTGAATATGCCTAAGAACATAGCCCTTGCTGATAGCAGCGATTACAACTTCGCTAGCGGTCGCTTGGACCATCTGAATTATTGGAAATCTCTTCAGACCGACCAGGACCACATGGCCCTAAAGGTTCTTAATCCCCTCTTCAAGAGGTGGCTAAAGGAAGCGGTATTAGTGGGATTGATCCCAAACATTGAAGTAGAGCCAACATGGATATGGGCTATAGCAGAGCATGCGGTAGACCCACTCAAGGAAGCTACCGCCGATCAAGTTGCCTTACAGGCTGGGACTACAAACCTTGCCGAAATCTTCGGAGCACAAGGCAAAGATTGGCGCGAAATGGAAAGACAAAAAGCCATTGAAGAAGCTAATCGTAAAGCTCTAGAGAAGGAATTTAGCCTAGACCCTAGGAATGTAATACCTACACAGAACGGTCAACAAGACCAAGGAAACCAATGAGCGATCTAAAGACTATGAGAATTGATTGCGATGTATCCATTACCGCCCAAGCGGGTGAAGCTAATGGATTGCACAAGTTTGAAATGGTGGCGAATACTGGCGCAAGGATGAAAGTAGGCTTTGCGCATCCAGTAGTGTTAGACTTGTCCACTCTTAGATTCTCTCAGAACTTGCCAATCTATCTTAATCATGATTCAGATAAGATCGTCGGCCACTCTGAAAGCGTCAAAGTAGAAGGTGGGAAGATCATTATCAAAGGCGTCATTTCTGGCGCAAACGAACACGCCGACTTTGTAGCAAAATCGGCTAGTAATAAGTTCCCTTGGCAAGCATCTGTAGGAGTCGATGAAACGACCCTTGAGTTAGTAGCTAAGGACAACAGTGTAAAAGTAAATGGAAATATGGAAGCGGGACCAGTCTACATAGCGAGATCGGGCAATATGTTCGAGTCTAGTTTCTGTGGGAATGGTGCTGATAAGAACACAAGTGCCCGACTAGCGGCAAATAAGGAGAGAGTAGAAATGTCTGATACAAATAACGAACAGCCAAAAGTAGACGCTGTGAAAGCAGAGAAGGAAAGAGTAGAACGCATTACCGCTATCTGCGGCGATGATACCGAGATTGCTGCAAAGGCAATCAATGAAGAATGGGATGCGCAGAAGACCGAGCTAGCCGTCATGCGTGCAAAGCGTCCTACGGTCAAGCCTAGCCAAGACGCTGGCGCATGGAAGACTAACCCAAATATCTTGGCTGCTGCGCTCTGTCTATCTGCTGGCCTCTCTGCTGACTTTGTAGCAAAGAAGTACGGTAAGGACATTGTAGATCAAGCATCGCACAAGGAATATCAGCAAGAGGGTTTACAATCCATCTGCTATCGTGCGGTCCAAGCGGCTGGCCTACCTACCCAAATGGGTAAGTTTAATATGAGCAGCGTTGTAGAGTCTCAGCGCATTCTTGCGGCTAGCTCTACCTATTCGCTTCCTGGCATCCTCGGTAACTCAGCAAATACTTTCTTGCTTGCGGGTTATGAGGGGGTTAATGGCGTTGCTACTAAGCTCTGCGCCACACGCTCGGTATCCGACTTCAAAGAAAATACTGGATATCGCATGACCACTAAGGGCGAGATTTCCGCTATTGGAACTGGCGGACAATATAAGCACCTTACCCTCGTCGAAGAGGATTATACCAATCAAGCTGACGAATACGGTGCGATGATTACCCTTCCTCGTAAGGATATCATCAATGATAGCCTTAGCTCTTTTGCTCAAATACCTACAATGCTTGGCCGTAAATCTAGGATCAAGTTAGAGAAGGTATTCCATACTTTAGTGTTGGACAATACGAGCAGCTTCTATCACACGACTGGTACACCTAACTATGTTACGGGTGCTACCTACGCTCTTAGCGCAACTGGCCTTGAAAAAGCCCAACTCACCCTAAGAAAGCAAAAGGATGAAAACGGCGATCCGATTTTCGTTCGTCCGAAATATCTGTTCGTTCCAGTGGAGCTTGACGTTACGGCTTCTCAGCTAATGCAAGCAACGGGACTAACGGGTGGGTCTACTGCGGTTCTCAATACAAACGTATGGGCCAACAAGTTCGAGGTTGTATCTTCTGAGTTGCTCAGCGATACGAGCTTCCATGCTTCTGCTTCTACGACTGGGTATTACCTCATGGGCGATCCATCTGCGGGCGGTAGCTTCACTATCTCCTATCTCAATGGTCAAAGCAATCCATTTGTAGAGACTTCAGATACAGAGTTTGATACGGCTGGCTTTAGTTACCGAGTCACGTTTGACTTCGGTGTAGATTATTCAGATAGCAGAATGAGCGTCTTTATGAAGGGCGCAAACTAAGAATCTGCTTTAGGGAGCAGATATATGGCAGGACATGGATTACCGGGGACCTTATACCCGAATGGAGAAATTGTAATGGGCGCATTAAAAGTACAAGACGGATCAGGCATAACTATGGACTACACACCTGGCAGCGCAGTAACGGCTGGCGATGTAGTTGCAACTAGCAATATCGTAGGTGTTGCTAATAGAGATATCGCCGCTAATGAATTGGGCGTATTGGACTTGGATGGTATTTATGACTTTACCAAGGTCAACACTGCCGAGACTATGGCTATTGGCAACGTAATCTATTGGACTACGGGAGCTACTAAGGCTTCCACTCCATCAGGCATAATCATCGGTAAGTGTGTAAAAGCATCTAGCGCAACAGATACAACTGTTCGTGTTTACTTGTCTCAGTAATGGGGGTGGGGGATGGGGGATATGTTCGCACAAGCTAGTACATGGTTAGAGCTTATTCGCTCCGAGAATATGACTCAAGCCATTTTGTACACTCGTGGCGACATTCAAACTTCCATCAATGCCTCTTTAGGGAGATCGGTATTCAGTACAGAAGATGCGCAAGGCATTGCTCTTACTGTCCAAACTCAAGACTTTATTGTGGCTGCTTCTGATATAAACGGAAAGCCACAACGCAAGGACAAGATACAGTATAACGGAAGCATCTATGAGGTCTTAGATCAAGTAGGTATTCCAGTCTATCGCATCAATAACTATAACGCTGATACCTACCGCATCCACACTAAAAAGGTGGGTGAAGTATGAGCGCAAGAGTTGTTGATCTGACTAATGCAATGGTGGCCGCAATCAATGGCGGTACTTTCTCAGAGAGCTTTACGGCTGCTAAGAACTATCTACCCACCTATGCGATAGCAGAAGCCGACTTGGATGATACCAATGTGGTTCTTACTCCTAGGGCGTCTACTTCTGATCCGAATAGTAGAAGCACAACAGAGAGAACCTATACGGTGGACGTTGCGGTAGTTTCTAGGGCAGATGGCGACAGCGAAACAGAAGCCTTGTTAGGGCTTGTAGACGAGATAGACGACTTTCTTACAAATCTAAACCTTGGCGATTTTGAATGGCTAAGGAATGAAACAGAAAGTATTTATGTAGAAGATCAGTTAAAAAACAACAAAGTATTCATATCCGTAATTAGTGCAACGTACTACTTCGGATAATGGGAGGGGTTCACAATGGCCTTACTAGGAAAGGATGCAAAAATCTATTACAAAGTCGGTGGTGTTTCTGGCGGTGGCTCTTGGACTGAGCTAACCAATACTAGAGACGTTACCCTCAATATGTCCGCCGAAGAAGCAGACATTACCACTCGTGCAAATGCAGGATGGAAAGCAAGAGTAGTCAGCGAGAAAGACCTTAGCGCAGACTTTGAAATGCTTTGGGATGAAGAGGATGATGGCTTCGGTGCTATCCAAGATGCTTTCTTGGATGGAACGATAATCGGTCTTAGGGTATTGACTTCGGCATCTGGCCAAGGTCCAGAATCCGACTTTATGATATTCGACTTTACGAGAACTGAAGGGCTAAGGGATGCAATCGTAGTGAAAGTAACAGCTAAGAACGCTGGTACTCCTGATTGGATAGGGGGCTAATACATGGCAGACCTAACCGTTCAATCTTCTGCAAGAGCAGCTAACCCATTGACCTTCAGCGCAGCAACAGCTACGACTGGCGATAAGTGGGTTAATACTGCTAAAGAAATGGTACTAGTTAAAAACGCTTCTGGCGGTTCTATCAACGTCACCATTGATACGCCGAACAAACAAGATGGGGACTTAGAAGTAGATCAGCGAGTTATCGCAGTGGGTGCTGGTACTACTGCCTTGCTAGGACCATTCGAGAAATCCGTATATTCAAACAAGAGCGATAGCAATAAGGCTAAGGTCATTTGCTCTAGCGTCACTTCGATTACGATTGCGATAATAAAAATGGGAGCATAACGCTATGGCTCTGTTAGAAGTACAGCAAACAACTAGAAATAATCTCACTCAAATTGTCTTCCAAGATGTAGACATGAATGATTCGTTCCAAGCCGATTGGTTTCTCAATACTGGCAAAGAGTGCGTCATATTCAAAGCAAAGAGAGAAATGTCTGCTACGCCAATCGCTATGGTTTATCCATTGTTGATAGATGGCAATCTAGGTGTAGCGGATAGACAGATATTGATATTTGAAAATGATACCGATCCTGCGCCCGCTGGCAGTACCGCATTCTTCGGACCATTCCCACCTAGCGAATGGAACGATGATGATGGCTTTGTATTCTGGCAATACTTAGCGGGCCTAGCCCATGACGACGATCTACAAGTAGCCGTCATAAGGATTAAGTAATGCCTAGTTTCAAGGACAGCGAAGGTAGAACGTGGACCATTGATATCAATGTTGCCACTCTCAAGAGAGTAAGAACTCTAATCAATGTAGACCTGGCCCAAGTCCTACAGGGCAAGCTCATAGACGATTTGCTCGCCGATCCGATTCTATTGGTGGATGTGGTTTACTGTTGCGTCAAGCCACAAGCAGACGAGCGCAAAGTATCCGACGAACAGTTTGGTACAGCTATGGCTGGTGATACTATCCACTTTGCTACTAATGCCTTGCTGGAATCCATCGTGCTTTTTTGCCCAAGCCCAAAGGACAGGGCAAACTTAGATACGATGCTCAAGACGATGGAGAAGGGCAAAGAAAAGATGCGCGACATAATGAAGATTCACGGCGAGAAAGAAGCAGCCGAGATAGAAGCGCAAGTAGAGAAGATGGTGAACGAGATCATAGAGAAGCAGAAGAGGAAGCCGAACGAGTCTGGGAACTGATTGATTCGCTCGCTGGCATAGTCGGTATTGATCCCGACAATTTCACACTTAGATCATTAGAGACAATGGCAGAAGCTAGAGCGAAACTAGCTTGGGGTCAGACTTCGCTTATCGCTTGTCTGATTGCTAATGCCAATCGTGATAGCAAGCGGAGCAGTAAACCCTTTACTCCTAAAGACTTTGACCCCTTTCAACAGAGGGAGGAATCGGAGTCAGAATTTCAGAAGATTAAGGACACGATCAAGGGTAAGGGGTTCAAGAAAAGTGCTAGACCTAAAGGTAACAAACCTATTCTTTGACAGAGCCACAGTAATTAAGGCGGTCGATGCTGGCAGGCGCAAAGCCCTAAACCGCATAGGTGGCTTCCTCAGAACTACCGCCAAGCGTTCTATCAGAAAGCGTAAAGGTACGAGCGCACCAGGACAGCCCCCATCATCCCATGTTGGCTTGCTTAGAGATCATATCTATTACTCTTATGATCCCGTTAGTCAATCTGTTGTAATCGGTCCCGCTCTAATTACAAGCAATCATAAAACCGCAACACCCATCAATGCCACAGTACCACAAGTATTAGAGTACGGTGGTAGGGTTCTGCGCCGAAAGAATAATAGAACTATTCAAACTGTTGTTGCCCCTAGACCTTTCATGGGTCCGGCTATGCAGACAGCTAGAAAAGCAGACAAGCTAGAACAAGCTTGGAAGGATGTTATCTAATGGCTGGCAGTGGTGGCGTTAGAGCAGGTAAAGCATTTATAGAAATCGGTACGAAAGATTCGTACAAGATTGGTCTTATCAATGCGCAGAAAGCATTATCGGCTTTCGGTTCGGCTGTTCGTAAAATAGGACTGGGACTAACAGCCCTAGGTGTAGGTCTGGCGACTCCATTACTTGCGGCTGCGAAATCATTCGCCGATGCTGGCAGCGCGCTAAACGATATGAGCGAAAGAACAGGCATTGCAGTAGATGTATTGCAAGAGCTTTCTTTTGCGGCTCGTCAAAGCGGCGCAAACGTAGACCAATTAGAAACTGGTATTGGGCATCTATCTAAGATGATTGTACAGTTTGCTAACGGTGGCAAGGAAGCATCCGATGCTTTCGCTGCTATTCATGTTTCCTTGTCTCAGTTGCGATCATTGCGACCAGACGAACAGTTTGCATTAGTGGCGAAACAATTATCTGCGGTAGAAAATGCTACGGTAAGAGCAGCATTAGCGCAGCAACTTTACGGAAAGGGTGGGCGAGTTCTCTTACCGATGCTCAAAGATTTACCACAGTTGCGCCAAGAATGGCAGAAACTCGGTATCGCCATGAGCAAGAAAGATGTACTAGCAGCCGACAAGTTAGGCGACTCCTGGGATGCTTTGAAAGACGTATTGCACTCGGTTGTGAATGTCATCGGTGCGGCTCTAGCCCCATCCTTGACAGACATTATCAAGAGACTGCAATCTGCTATAGCTACAGTGGGGGCTTTCCTCAATAGGAATAGGGAGCTTGTGGTATCGGCTCTTAGGGTCGCTGCTGGCATTACTGCTATCGGTGCATCTCTTGTGGTTACTGGGACAGCCCTTATCGGTTTGTCCTATGCGGTCGGTGCGCTATCAAAAGCATGGTCTTTATTTTCTGGCGCAATAGGATTTTCAAAGGCATTATTGGTAACGCTGTTGAATCCTATTGGGCTTGTTTCGGCAGCCGTCATCGGCTTAGGTGCATATCTCATTTACACTTCTGTTGCTGGCAGCGATGCTCTAGGCTTCCTAGGTAAGAAGTTCAAAGAGGTATCAGGCATTGCTATAGAAGCATGGCAAGGCATCAGCGATGCTCTAGCCTCTGGCGATCTAGCTCTAGCTGGTAAGATTGCTATTCAAGGTCTTACCGTTGCCTGGCTGCAAGGTACTAAAGAGATCAGGCAAGCATGGACCGAGATCGTATTCGGGATGGAAGCCCTATGGGTTGGCTTCTCTTCTACTGTCTCTTCCATATGGGCCGATCTATTCACAAGCATCGGCAATGGCTTAGACAAGTTCTTTGGATGGGTCGCCAAGCGATTCAATGATGTACATGGTCTGATAGATGATTCGTTTGATTCGGTCGCTGCTAATAAGATCGTAGACGCTGGGACTAAGGATCAGATATCCGACCGTAACGCTGCGCATGCGGAGAGACAGCAAGAGATACTAGCCGAGAAACAGAAAGCATTAGACGCTATCGGAGATCAGATATCTAAGAAGGAAGCCGATGCCAATAAGGAAATCAAAGCGGCGCAAGAAGAACTAAAAGCACTAAGACAGAAAGCAAAAGACGCCAAGGATAGTTTGCAGTCTACAGACAAGCCACAGTTTCAAGTACCGCAACTGGGCGAGCTAAGCCCATTTACAAAACAGATTACTAGCCAAGGTGGCTTCAATGTCTCTGCTGCTTTCGGCTTTGCTGGCGGCGCATTTACAAACCTAGAAAAGATTGGCAGCGATCAGCTAAAGGTGATGAAAGATATTCGAGACAATACAGAGGATGGGGGAACATTCTTATGAGCGTAACGGTAGGTGAGAAAAAGGGAAGAGAAGTAGACGGATCAAGTGGCACCATTATCTATGTAGCCATTTGCGACGATGGCGAAACAGAATCAGACGTTATTACAGAAGTCTACGCTATCGCCCCATCTTCCTACAATGGTCTTAGTAGAGCCTTGAAGCCGAAACTTTCGGAAATCGCTTTCGATACTGACACGGGTTTCATAACTCATTGGCTTGTAGAGGTTCCCTATGGTTCGATAAGGGCTAGATTAGTTCCACCTGAAACGGGCACTGTTGAATGGGAAGGTACTACGGCTGGCGGAACTCAGCATATCGGTAGTCCTATTGCGCTTGTATTTGCTTACACCGATCCCGATATTTCTACTCTTCCTTCTGAGTGGGGTACGTCCATTGGTGCTACTAAAGACTCTATCGCTGGCACCGATATCGTGGTTCCCGTCCATTCCTTTAGAGCAAGAAAGTACATATCTTCTGGATCATTTCCAACCTTGTTAAGCAATGCTTATGCCTTGACAGGTAAGACAAATGATGATACTTGGACAGGCGGACCTAAGACCTATGCGGCTGGCGAAGTTCTCTGTCTAGGAATCGAATCCTACAGACTCAGAACAGAAGTGACTCCGCACGATTATGAAATATCCATAGGCTTTGCCTCAAGCCCAAACGTAACGGGCATAACTATTGGCGGCATTACCGACATAGATAAAAAGGGTTGGGAGTATTTGGATTGCACCTATCAGACTACCGAGGATGGGGGCTTTCTATTCCAGAAACTAATCGTGGCTTCCGTTATGCAAGTGTATGAAGAGGGTAACTTTGGGGCATTAGGACTATGACCGACTTCAAGTATGTACATAGTGGCGAGCCTATTCGTCTTTACGCTTCTACTTATAATGCGATGATCGACGCTGCTAAAGCCGAGAGGAAGCGCAAGCTATCCAGTTCCCAAGATGGTCTGACTATTGACCTTCCCTATGACACCCTTATCTATAACGGATCAGATGCCGACTATCCTAGATTTTCTTGTCTAGCTCTAGGCGATGTGGTCACACTGCCGAGCGACAATCTAGCAGCCTTCCAAAACAGACAAGCCTATGGAGCTTCCTTGCCAAGCAATGCGGATCGTGGCAAGTTCGTAATAACGCAAGAACCTATCCGAGCGGGCGCAATCGGTAGAGCTATTGCAAGTGGCGTTACCATCTGTCAAGTAGAACTGCTAAGCCCTAATGATATCAATGATGATTATGCTGATCTGCAATCAGGGACGACTACAAATCTTTTAGGATCGGCTTTCGGAGCGGCCAAGATATTATGGACAGAACCATTAGAAGACAGAGAAGACCCCGATAAACCTTGGTGCCTTGTTTGCCTTGACTCTAATACGAATGGCATCTATTTCCCAGTCTTAGTAACTATTACGGATGGGGAAGCGGGTGGTACTTCTGAAACTTGTACATGGACGTATGAAGTATTTTCCCTGCGTGGAAAGAGTATTGATAACGCAATGGCACCGACTAAGCGCAGATTTCCTAATCAGGAGTACGAGCATGGTCCCGACTTATCAGAAGGCGCATGCTATTACAACAAGGATGGGGAGTTAGTGTTGTGGGATGCTAATGAGGTTCCGTATGTTGCTGATTGCGAAAGCGATACGATTATTTTGGATGGCGGAGATGAAGATTCATTATGACTACCTACAAGTTTCAACAACATAGAGGCTTAGCAGCAACATGGACTAGCAATAATCCCGTTTTGCTTTCTGGTGAAATGGGACTAGAAACCGACACCAATAAATTCAAGGTGGGGGATGGGGTTACGGCTTGGAACTCTTTACCATATTGGTCTGTTGCTGGCGTAAGTGGGTACAGTGGCTATAGCGGGCGCAGTGGGTACAGTGGATATTCTGGCGCAACTGGTTCGGGCGGTTCAACAGGGACAAGCGGTTATAGTGGGTATAGCGGAACGAACGGAACTAATGGAACGGGAACGAGCGGATATTCAGGCTATTCTGGCGTTAGTGGGTACAGTGGAATTTCTGGCGCAAATGGGACAAGCGGTTATAGTGGGTACAGTGGTAAGAGCGGAATGTTTGGGGGAGATAGTCGCCCATATTTCTTTGACAACACTACAACAGGTGCGCCCGCAAATGGATATCTAACTCTTAGCAGTACAACATATTCGGCTGCTACTACTCTCAGTTTGTCCTACAACGATTCGGACTCAGTAGGAATTTCAGCATGGGGATTAGCTCTTGATGACTCTACAAACATACCTCGTGGTTTCTTGCGCATTGTCAAGCAGGGAGATAGCTCCAAGTTTATTGATTACTCCGTGGGAACCGTTGGCACCACCGATGATGCTCTTACTGTTGGCATTACTTATGTAACGGGAAATGGAACTTTCTCGAATAATGATCCGATCATTCTGACTTTCAGTAGAGCAGGGAATAGCGGGTATTCTGGCTACAGTGGTAAGAGCGGATACAGTGGGTATTCGGGTCCGAGTGGGTACAGTGGTTATAGCGGTTACTCTGGTAGCAATGGGACAGGTACTAGCGGCTATTCGGGTTACAGTGGTATCAGTGGATATAGCGGCTACAGTGGGACAAGCGGCATAAGTGGGTATAGCGGTCCTGGCAGCCGAGCAGCCGTATTAACTTCTGACTTCTCCGTATCCTCTACCACTACTTATGCAAGCATAAGCAGCCTACTAACGCCAACCATCGGCGAAAGCGAGACATGGGTTATCAATTATGATCTATCTGTAACCTCTTCGGAACTGTCTACGGGCAGTATCAAGTTCCGTTGCCAACTCCCTACGTCGGCAACGTCGGCAGATTACTATCTGACATTGGTATCCGATCCTCTCGGTACGAGTTTCAATGGACCGCCGATTACGATTGGTAACTCAACAGCAACGATTACGAGCAATGCGGTTTCTCTTACGCTTGCGGGTGCGGCGGTTATGCAAGCAAACTGGGGCGGCATATTCGGCTCTACAGATGCTCTTACTAATTGCAGAATCTTTATCCGCTTGACAATAGTAAATGGCGCAAATGCAGGAACAATAAACATTCAAGCGGCCCAAGCCGTTAGCGATGCTACAGGGTTTACTATCAAGCGTGGTAGTAGCATGATCGCTACTAAGGTGTCCTAATGGGACTACACAAGAAACTAGGCAGACTGCTAAAGACAGATGGGAAATTCAGTTGCAAGTGTTGCAGCGAGTGCGACTATTACGCTTGTACTTTGTGCAATACTGGCTGCTGCGCCAACTGGGACTATACCGCTTATATCTGTACCACCTTCCAATGCTCCGATGAATACGGTTTACATGACTTAGAAAATGGCGACGTTATTAGCGGTAACTCTGGCGGTCAAGATTATTGCTTTGTAGTCAATACTGGAACTGTTTATTGTCCCGATGGGGGCGAGGGTTGCGAACCACTTCCTAAAGGTGCGCCGATCCTTGATCCTACTACAGTGGCTTGTGTTCCGAATTGCTCTGAGGCAGTATGTCCGCCGATCCCTTGCTATTACGTTGGGGTTGCTTGCTCGTGTACTTCTGAGAACGTACCACCCATCTATGTACTTTGCAGCGCATGGAGAGAAGCGCAAGAGCTAGGCCCTTGTCCGGTTTATGGTGTTTGCATCGGTGGGGAATGTTGGTGTATCTATGTTAGAGAAGAATCGACGCCAACAGAGTTACCCGATCCGCTTCCTCCTAATGCAATAGTAATCGAAACTGGCGAAGGATGGCAAAAGAGTTGCTGCGAATGTTGCGGTTTCTTATCGCAAGAGGAATGCTGCTATACAACCTTCAATGACTTTACAGAAACGTGGAACTCTAATTGCACAAACTCAATTGAGTTTCATGGTGTTAGCCATTGCTGCGGCGCAACTGATTCATGGTGTATTCATGTTGTCGGTTCATGGGCTACGTTTTATGCTAACGATTGCCCCAATACTTTGTATACTTGGGATTGCGTTATTTGTCCTGGTATTAGTGGAGATACGGGGACATACCACTTTATCCAATACACTGGCGATTGTTCTGGAATATCATACGAAAGCGATGGCCCAATCTTTATGAACTACTGCGCTGCAAGCCTAGGAATGGAAACTCCTGGCACTTGTGCTGGCGAGGGAAGTTTCCAATCGGGTACATATACGGCGAGTTGCGATCATGGTGAAGCTTCTATTATTGTTGATAATACGGCTGGCGGTGGACAGAGGCAGGAGTTTAATGCGACGTATACGGTTACTGCTGCGCCGGGAACGTGCAATAATGATGGCTGCGGACCTTTGACCGATGAAATGCGCCGATCCTTTTTGCTATCCATGCCGAACGTGGTCCATAAGACCATGAGGGATGCGGTGGTCAATGCGCCGGTAAAAAAGGGAAAGTGTGGCGGTTGCTCTAGAAGAAAGAGAACTTGACACCCGATCCTTAATGCCTTAGCGTGATTCCATTACCACCCCAATGGGGTAGAAGGATCATCAATGGCCGAGACGACTCTATCGAAACTGGCAGCCCTTGATAAGCAAAGGGCAAAACTGATTGAAGCGGCTAAAGGGGAGTGGATGCAAAGCCATTCCGATGCGGTCGCTGCGCTGAAGGAATTGGAAACCACCATGCAAGCAAATGGAGTCGATTTCAAGTCGGCTTTCGGTGGATCAACTCGGAAGTCTGGCGGTGGTGGTGGCGGTAAGAGGGGGCCTAGGAAGTCAGAGGAAGAGGTAACGGCTGCAATCGTCAAAGCGGCTGGGAGCAAAGAGACTTTCAAGACTTCGGACATTGAAGACAAGGTAGCCGAAATCCTTGACGCTGCTAGGGCGAACATTTCCGCCGATATGGCCAAAGCCGAGAAGAGCGGCCATATCAAGTACACTGGGAAGAAGGATGGATTGGCCAAGATTTTCAAGCTCAAGTAGAGGGGCGAACGGGAAGCCCCAACAGAGGAAATTCCATTCTGATCCGACCACCTAGACCCTCTCTCAGAGGGTTTTTTAATGCCCTTGCACAATCCCCCACTACGCCATAAACTACCTGCTTACTGCCATGTAGTCGATTGTCGAATTGGCGTTTCTGGTACGCTGAATGGGGAATAATCGGGGGTTCGAATCCCCCCCTCTCCGTTTTGCACTTCCGATGTCCCTTGAGTGGGGGATTCGAACCCCCGCATCGCGCAGCGATACTCGGGGGTTCGACGCGCTTCGCGCCGCGCAGCGAATCCCCTCTCCGTTTCTCGCGGCGATCTCTCAAGAGGTCGCCGCTTCTCATAGATCGCGTTCGCAAGGGTGAGCCGTGGCCACGGCGGACGTCCCTTCTCGCGGGTGCACCCGCTTCCGTTGAACTCGCCCTAGGGGCCGCACACGCGGACACCGCACGTGAACGACACCGATCTCAAAGCGTTCGTCCACTCAGTGCTCGGCGGAGACCTCAACCTCGTCCGCTCCCTCGCCGCCACCCACCCACGCCTCATCCACGCCCACGACCCCCACTGCTTCGGAGCCACACCCCTCATCCGGGCCGTTCAATCCGGCCAGCGTGCGATGGTCGACCTGTTGCTCGAGCTCGGCGCCGATGTCAACCAGCGGAGTGACTGGTGGGCCGGCAGCTTCGGCGTCCTTGATGATTGCAGCAATGAGCTGGCCGACTATCTCCTCCAACGCGGCGCCAAGCTCACCCCGCACGCCGCCGCTCGACTGGGCAAGATCGACGACCTGCGTGCCCTGATCTCCGCCGATCCCCCCCTCGTTCACGCCCGCGGCGGAGACGGACAGTTCCCCCTTCACTTCGCTCGCACCATCCCAATCGCCGACCTCCTCCTGCAACACGGAGCCGAAATCGACGGGCTCGACATAGACCACGCCAGCACCCCCGCCCAGTGGCTCAGCGCTTCCCGCCCGAGTGTCGCGGCCCACCTGGTCGTCCAAGGGGCGGCCTCCGATCCCTTCATGGCCGCTCGCATCGGCGATTGCACTCTTCTCGAGCGCCTCATCAAGGCCGAGCCCGAAGGTGTTCGAGTCCGCGTATCCCGCGCCCGCTTCCCCGCCCCGCCCCCCGCCGCAGGACACATCTACCTCTACACCATCGGCGAGGGCTGCTCTCTCGTACACGCCGCCGCCGAGTCCGAACAGCGCGACGCGATCCTCTGGCTCACCGCCCACGGCGCCGACGTCAACGCCCGAGGCGGCTACGACGATGCCACCCCTCTCCAC